ATCATCTCCAAAGACGATCAGAGCGAAGAGCAACGCGACAGGATGGACCGCAATGTGCGGCACATCGGCATCATGCGTTCCAAGCCGCATCTTGCAGGCATTGATTTTGTCCAGTTCATTAGCGCAGCCGAGCGCGGTAGCGCATGGCTCGCGGAGCATCAGAACGAGCAGGCGTAATCCATGACAAAACTTGAGGCGATCAACGCCGTGCTGCGGAGACTAGGATTGCCGCCAGTCTCCGCTCTCGACACGGGCGGTATCTCCACGCAGGCTCATGCCGAGCGTTACTTTGATGATGCTGACCGTGCGTGCCAAGCGCGCGGCTGGCATTTCAATACTCGCCGCAAGGTCACGCTGACGAGAAACGTCAACAACAAGATTGCCGTACCCGCCAACACCTACCGCATAGATACCGATGATGTCGATGCTGGGAAGGACATCACGGTGGTCGGCGGGTTCTTGTACGACATTGAGACGAACACCGATGTTTTCACGCAGGACATTGTGGTCACCTATGTGGCGCAAACAAGCGTCACAGACTTGCCACAAACCTTCGTGGACTACATCGTCACCGAAGCGGCGTATCAGATGAACCGCACGCACAAGAAAGATCAATCTATCGACGGGATGCTCCGTGATGAAGCAGGCCGCCGCTACGCGGAGTGCAGGCGCGAGGACGATTCGCGCGCCGATATCAATGTGCTCAATACCAGTGAGATGAACCAGTTTCGTGGACGCCCGCGAATGCGGGACAGGAGTTTCTAAATGCCAGCAATCACCAAGCTCGACGCCGTGAACCAATGCCTTGCGGCAATCAATGAGTACCGAGTAACGGCGCTCGACACAGGCGGCACAAGTATTGGAGCCGAAGCCGAGCGATATGTCGATGACAGCACGCGGTACTTCTGCGCTCAAGGGTTCCCCTGCAACACCCTGCGAGCAAAGGCATATACGCCAGATGGCTCGTTTGAAATCGTCCTTGGATCATCGGTTCTTCGCGTTCGATCCGCTGGACCAGATCAACACCGGAATCTCGTCATGCGAGGAACAAAAGTGTTTGACGCAGACAAGGGACAGTTTGCGATGGGCGGCGCAGGTGATGTCTACCTCGATGTCGCCGAACTACTGGACTTCGCCGATCTTGACCCCATGCTCCGCGAGCAGGTTGCTCAACACGCTTCGCAGCGGTTCGCTCGTCGAATCGTTGGCTCGCAGATGTCGGATGCGTTCATATCGCAAGAACTCGCCATCACGGACGCCATGCAGCCGAGAGACCCAACATTTGGTTCTCGGCCGCTCTTTGCCCAAGCAGCTTCTCAACCGCAGCAGCAGCAATAAATGGCAACGACCGACTTCCGCCAGCGCATCGGATCGCTGCACAACGGAATCTCAACGCAAAGCGCAAGCAGTCGGTTTCCGTCACAGGTTGAGGACGCAGAGAATGCCTTGTTCAGCGTCACCAACGGCGTTTCGACACGAGCAGGATCGCGCCACCACGCATTCTTTACAAGCGGCACGTTTGACCAAGGGCTGCTGCGAGCACACCGAATCATCCGAGACAGCGACGAACGCTATATGGTGGTGTATGGTCGCGGAGACCCTGGCATCGAAGCCGCCATCTCGTCTGCCGGCGGATCAACAACAGGCAACTTTTCGGCATCCGCATCGTGGTCGGGCGGCGTTGCTCCCGTTGTGGGGCAAGTGCAAATCACCATTGTTAGTGGCGACACCATCACCTTTGACAACTACGGGAGCAATAACCAAACCTTTCTTCGGATCATTGACCTCGCCAATCCTCGCAACAGAACGCAGTATGTGGTCGGGCCCGCAAGCGGCACTTTCACGCTGACCTTTGGCGGCGTAACGACAGCGAGCATTGCGTTCAATGCGACTGCCGCTACCGTGCAATCTGCACTCGCTGCCTTGAGTACCGTTGGCTCTTCCGATCACGTTTCGGTCACACGCACTGGCTCTGGACCATACACCTACACCGTAGTGTTCGCGGACTATCTAACAACGCAGACGGTAATGACAAACAGCAACGGGAGTGTGACGAGCACAGTCATTGTCCCAACGCTCAACGCTGGAGTGCAAACCTACCTGAACTCTGGGACTCCAAGTGCAGACGATCTGAGGCTGCTCACGATTGTGGACACCACGATCATCTGCAACACAAAGGTCACCACCGATACTGGTACAAAGAGCGGATTCTCAACAGCCGACACCAAGATCGACGAAACGAAGTTTCCAGTGCTCATGCGCCGTACTGCACTGAATCCGACCGCATTCGCCATCTCTGCGATTACGCAAACAACGGAACTCAAGGCGGCCAATACAGACGCCGGTGACTGGAAAGCCCCACTGCCGTTCCGTGACCACTATGCCATTTCGGACTTGGCGTACCACCGAGGCCGTCTTTGCCTTGCTATGAACGATTATGTGGTGACCAGTCAGCCAGGCGATCTGTTCAACTTTTTCCCGTATAGCAGCACGACATTCGCCATCAATGCGGCAGACCCAATCGTCGTGCAAATTGGCGCGAATCAGGTCAGCTTCATTGACTTCATGGTCCCGTTCCGCAAGAGCCTTCTCATCCTCACGCGAGCAGGATCGCAATTCGAGCTTGGCGGAGACGAAATCTTCACAGGCACAAACGCGACATTCGTGCCGAGCACCAACTACAGCACGCAAAGGGTGCGACCACTGCCACTCAGTAGCGTTATCTACATGGCTGGCACGCAGGAGCAGTCGAGCATCCTCTACGAGTACGTTTACGACGACATTCAGGTCAGCAACCGCGCAAACAACATCACGAATCATGTGTTTGGGTTGCTCCCCAAAAACATTCGCACGCTGACTGGCAGCGACAACAGCGACACCATCGTTGTGGTTCCCAAGCCAACCGCAACAGACTTTTCGCTCACCATCGAATCGTTTGGCAAGGGCTTTGCCGGATACTGGTCAGATACCACCGTTTGGCTCGGCGGACTTTGCCCCGTCATCGGGCAGGCCGTAGTCATCATCTCGCAAGGCGATACGGTCATCTTTGATGAGTACCCAAACTCAGATGGATCGTTGTTCATTTACCGATCCATGCGAGCCCAAGACAAGATCATCCAGTCTGCGTGGAGTCGTTATTCGTTTGGAAACGACATCATCAATGATGCGATATGTGTCGAGGACACCATGTTCGTCTTGCGGAAAACGACCTCAAGCGGTCAGGCTGGCATGGCAGTAGATTCAATGTCGTTGTCGATTGACCCCGCCGCACCACCATCGTTCCCCGAACTGCCCAGGCTAGACCATCGCCATCTCATCAACAGTGGGACCCACGTTAGTGTCAATGGCGTCCCAACGATGCAGTGGACACTGCCATACTCCGACCTTGAACTCAACACGGCCACCGTCATCTTCGACAACAACTCCGTGCTCGAGTATCGAGAACTGCCCGTGACGGTTAGTGGCACAACGGCAAGTGCCGCGAGCGATGACGACCTTTCCACGAAACTTTGCGTCATCGGCAGGTCCGTTGCGTTCCGACTGGAACTGACTCGGCTCTACCAAGTTGATGGCAGTGGCAATCCGATTATTGAAGGCGAGCTCGAAGTGAACAAGGTCGTTGTCGATCATGCAAAGAGTGGCCCTTACATTGTGACAGCTGAAAGCACTGGACGACAACCTCGCCAAAGCGTGTTTACGCCGCCAAACGATTTCATAGATAAACAAGGGCGATTCAGCGCATGGTGTATCGGTCGCTCCAACGATCTGCGTATCGGCATACGCAACTCGGATTCGCGCCCATGCGTTCTGACCGGAATTGAATACTACGGAAGGCACACCTCTATGCTTCATGGGAGACAGGGCTAGTGGGCCCCTTGCTTGGACTCGGACTCGCCGCAGGCGCAGCCACAAGCGTCTTGCAGGGATTCCTTGGCTTCAGCGCGCAGCGCAAGCAAAACCAAGCGGCACAGCAAGCTCTTGCAAATCTCAGTATGCAGGAGGATTTCTACAACACATCCTTCCAGCAGAGACTCGGCTTGCTCCGCGAAAGCCAAATGTTCAACATGGAGGGGCTTCTTGCGAGTATCCCGCAGGCGCGTCGCTCGCAACGCCAAGAGTACGAGCAGGCTTCTGGAATGGCGCGCGCAGCCGTGGCCGAAAGCGGATCGACCTTGACGGGATCGAAGGCAGCACTCATGCGATCAATCGACATTCAGGGCGCACTCAATCGCCGAACGCTTGAAGACAACATCCGCCGATCACTCGTGCAGGACAATCTCAACTACCGCAGCGCACTGTTTGGGGCGGGACAGTCGTACTCGGCGCAACAGTTCCAGATTATGAACACTCGAGGCGGACTCCAGAGCCAGCAGAACAGCGAAGGGCTTGCGCTCGCGTCAGGCGCACTCGGCGGATTCGGCACGGGTCTTTCCATCGTCGGCGGCCTCTACGGACTCACACGACCATGAGTTCATTTGAGGCACAAGCAGCTTTATTGGGGCAAGCCGCAGGTGCGCGACGTCCTAGCGCCATCAACCCAAACCCACAACAAGCGGTCATTCCAGTTGCGCAGTTGACGGCGCCGCCCGTGGGAGCCATTGCACCGTTCGTTGCGCCCACCTTGGACACAAGGGCCGCAAGCGACCTCGAACTTGCCATGCAGGTTGTTTCGCAAGTCGGCACGGCGTTCCAGCAGCTCGGTCAACTAGGGCGCATGGACTACGCAGAGCGCGAGCGTGCAGATATGCGAAACGCAGCCATGTTCCTGCTTGACGATACTGCGTCGTTCAAGCAGCGATTGATGAAGGGCGAGGAACAGGATGCGCTTGATTCGATGTCAGCAGATGAGTACGCCGCCGCCGGCATTGGTGGTCGCACAGGTCAGTTTTCAACCGAAGCGGTCGCCGACATCTACAACCAACGCATTGCACAGATGCGCTCGAACGCATGGCTTGACCGTGCAACGGAGCGACAGAAGCAAAGCATCAACACCTTTATCGCAGGCACGATGGCGCAGATTTCCAACCCCGACTTGGCGCCACCCGACCGAGACAGCATTATTGCAGACCTTGGAGGTCTTGGCGTCGATGCAACGCAAGCAAACGCAATGTTGCTCAAGATGACCGATACCGCGGCTGATGCGGGCGACAGTCAGGCGTTCGACCGATTGCGTTTCATGGTGCAAGACACACCCGAATGGCAGTTCTCTGGACCAGAAACCACTCAGAAGTTACAGCGGTCCATCTTTGCGCAAGCGCAGCAGCGAAGGCAAGTCTTCGCACAGGGATTGACTGCAATCATTGATGGGCCTGGAACCATGGCAGAAAAGACCGCAAGTGTCAGCGATCTTTCATTCTCCACGTCAAAGGGCAAGAGTGAGGAGATTGGGTTCTCCATGCAAGGGATCGACAACCTGGCAAACAGTGCATCAACACTGGCGCAACTCAACCAGATTGAAAACGAGATAGGGCGTTATGTTGATCCGCAGACGCTTGATCGGATGCGTGGCATCATTGCGAAGCACGGCGGACAGGTTGCCAAGGCAGAACTTGGAAATATCGCCGCAACCGCAACCGTCTCCAGCCCCGACGCCGTTGCGTCCTACAGGGCTACCCGCGAGAACGCGGTAAACCTCGGCATCAGCGCACTTGATCTGCGCCAAGCAGACAATCTCTATGTCAACACCATGCAGCAGTCTCGATTGACTGTTGCACTGTCTGCGGTTTCCGCTATCGGCGACCCAACCGATGTGATTGCAGAACTTGATCGTTTGGCAGCGACCTACGACCCAACGAAGCCCGAATGGGAGCAGGTCGATTCAAGCATTTCGCCGCAGGAACTAAGCGACCTTTTCAGGGCAATCGGTGATGGCGGACGGCGAGTGCAGACGCAGCGTGAACTGAGCGACTATCTCTCTCGGAAAATCTCGATTTCGCCGCAATCTGAAAAGCACAAGGACATGATGACCGCCTACGGCGCGCTCGACAACAACGGCGATCTGCGACCAATACAGGCAACGCAATATGTGCTTCGCGGGCAAGCACTGCCCGGCTACATGGTAGATCGAATGCTCGATGGCTTGGCACAACCTGGATCACAGTTGTTCGACACATCGGTCGAAACACTTGCTCGTCTCGCGCCGCTGCTTACAAAGAGGCCAGACCTGGTTATCAATATCGGGCCAACCGACGGCGATCCAAACGGCAACGCCACGACCATTGAATTGTTCCGACATGTGTTGCCTGGTCTAGCGTCAATTGTCGCGGACACTGCGCCCGACGGCTCTATGTCGCCCGAACAACTCACAAGTGCCAGCAACTTCGTTCGCTCGAGACTCGAGTCGTTTCAACCACGATCACTTCCGCTCAACGAGCAAGCCATTACCAATGCGTTTGCCTTGGCTGGCATCGGTTCTGTTGGCGGTCAGTCCGTCAGGCCGCCGCAGAGCACCCGACCTGCGTTCCGCGAGATTGAGTCTGCCATATTCACTACCATTGCAGAACGCTTATCGTCAGAGGGCTTGCCAACAGATTATGTCGCAACGCAAGCGACTGAACTCACGCGCAGCTATCTCAATTCACTCAACACAATGAACGGTGTCTTTGTCCCATCAACCTACGAAGATGACATTGAGGCGCACACACAAGATTGGATAAGCGGGCAAACCGTTCTTACGCAAGACAACAGAGTGATTGGATCATGGTCGAAGCAGTTTGCTGCATGGGACGAAAAGGCGCAGTCTGCACTCAATGCGATTACCGCAAACAACACCGTGACGCTAGTCATACCGACCGAAGTTGCTGGCGAATACAACGTCTTGACGACAAAGGGATTTGAGCACATTGTTATCCCTCAGCCAAAGGCTATGACGCGCGAAGAACAAATCCAAGACTCCATTGAGCGGTTCCGCAAGCGCGCGCAGGAGGTTTACCGCACGCCGCAAACACTCATGGAAGCCATCTCTCCAGACTTGCCAGGTGCAAGCGCGCGAGTGAAGGCGCAATACTAATGAGCATCTACATCAACCCGGCTATCCAGCTCTACGGTGGCAGGGCGGGGATGAATCCGCAGACCGAGGAAGGTGTCATCTCGCTCTTTGGGACGGGCGATCCAGTCATTCAGCCCGACTCTGAAGGACCAAACTTTTTAGATTCGCTTGCGTCATCGTTCAACATGAATCCAACGCAGCGAATGCTTCGTGATCCGATTGCTCGCGCAATGGAACGCCTTTTCTTCTTCGGTCCAGCCAATTTTCACAAAGACATCAACGCAGACAACAACCTCCCGTTCGACTTCGAGCGAGAAATGCGATCTACCGAGCGCATGGCTGGCAACCGCACGCAAATCGCCATTGACCTTGCCAATCGCGGGTACTTCGATGGCATAGAAACGCGCGAGCAGTTCTACGAAATCCTGAGTGACGGGGCGGCAGCACAGGGCGACATCGAAACAATCGACGCCTACTCGCAAAAGACCTTGTTGGGTTCGCTTGGCACTTCATTCTTGTCGGGATTGGTAGACCCCGTGTATCTCGCTCCAGGACTCGTTGGCGGACAGATGATCCGAGCGGGAATGGCGGGCGGTTCAATCCTGCGCGCGCTCATGGTCAGCGGTGGCGCAAACGCAGCCGGCGTGCTTGCAGGCAAAAAGATTATTGACGCAAACACCTACGACCTGATGAACGAAGATGGGTGGCAGGACGAGTTTGTGGCACTTGGCATCGGCGGTGGCTTTGGCGTTGTCGTTCCTGCGGGAGTCTTTGCTGCGAAGGCAGGACTAGCACGCAGCGTCCTTGCAATGCAAAGCCCAAATCTGACATGGCGAGGAACGAACTCACAGACAAACGCCAAGTTGTTGGGCTGGGCTACGAAGTGGGGCGGCAAGACTCATCTCGAGCGCATGATGCAGCAAGTGCAAACCGCAGAAATCCCAAGCCCACGGATGCTCGCGGCAGGTGAAACGTCCGCCGCTGCGCTTGCCCAACGACTCAATCCAGACGCACCCTTTCTCTCAATGAAAGCAGAGATTGCGCGGCAAAAGTTGTACCTGAAACAACTCCTCGAAGTGTCTGACCCCACACTCGGCGACAATGCGAAGTTCTATGACAATCTGTTTGTGTCGCTCATCAAAGACGCAGACGACGAAGAACTCAACAAACTTGTCGCCAAAGTGAAACGCCGATACAAAACAAGGCGCGAGAAACTTACTGGCATCATCGAAGCAGACGAAAGCGGCGAGATGGTCGCGCAGCAGGGGCAGCAGACTGAACGGGCCATCGCAGACGTTGTGGACGAAGGCGTCGGCAAACTCAAGCCGCAGTTTGTTGAACACCCTGGACAAGTCGATTACGACCGCCTGAAACTTCTGCGGCAAGTCTTTCAACGATCCGAGGCGCTTCAAGTGCTCGAATCAAGTGGATTTGGCCGTCTGTTCGGAGCGATTGCGGCTGCTGGCGACATACTCCCGACTGGCTCTGCGCCATCGACACGACTTCGCAACGCGATATCGGTCATGTCAGATTTGTCGCGCACGCTTTCGGCTAGTCATGTGGAGTTCACCGTTGGCGAAGCTGCTGGTGCGGCGGCAAACAAGATGAGCGCCGAAGCCTACCGCGACTTCCTCGCAGGCAGACTTGTCACACTCCATAACGACATGCTCGCCATTGAGCGTTCGCTCCCGCGCGCGCAACGCGAGGCGATTCGACGAGAGTCAATCGACGCACTCTATGACGCAATGAACGAAGGCAGTATGCAAGGACCAGCGAGGCAATACTCGCCCGAGGCCCAAAAGTACGCAGGACTCCTCCGCCAGTATTTCAGTGAGATGTACGACGAGCTCGCATCCGTTGGACTTTTGTCCGACATTGTGCAGGAATCGAAGCTGGCGGCAAAGCCGACACCCGAGATTGCGGAGCAAGCGGCGCCGATGGATACCGATTACCTTGCTGCCGTCGAACGCGGCAAAATGGACACGGTGCAGCGCATGGTGGACGAGGCGGCGAATCTCGAAATGCCAAACAGCCAAGTCAGAGATAATGCGAAGAAACTGCGCAAGCGATATCACGGCGGCGCAGCTGGCATTAGTTCATTTACTGGCGTTCTGCGTCGTGAATCTGCGTATGGAGTTGCAGGAAAGCCAAGCCTGCACAACCAAGGTATTTGGCTTGCTGGAGTACCTGGGGAACTGGGTGTTGAAGGCCAAACGATGTACGAGGCCGCTGCATATGCGAACAACTATCTGCCAAACGCAGAGGTGTATTCGTTGTATGCCAACATCACTAATCCAAAACGAATGGGTTTGGCCGACGCGCAAAATTGGACTGTTGAAGAATTGCAAGCGCAGGGATACGACGGCGCATACCTAGTTGATACTGGCGCGTGGGTTGCGTTTGCGCCGGAGCAGGTAAAGAGATCGGACCCCGTCACCTACGACGAGGCCGGCAACATCGTCCCGCTGTCGCGCCGTTTCGACCCCACTAGCTCAAGGATATCCGGGCAAGCGGCGCCGGCCGAGCCACCCGTCACAACAGGCACACGCACTGGACAGGCGCAAACCGAGCAGAGGATTGCACCATACATGCCGCGCGTCTACGACTCCGATGCCATGCGCGCCAATCCCGAGGGCGCCAAGGCTGGCGTTATAGCC